AGCGTCAGTGACGGCAGCCAGCCCGGCGGCGTACAGGCGGTTGACCGCTGACGTATCCGTTGCCGCCCCCACGGCAAGCGGGATGTTGATGCCTCCGTTGGCGTTGACGGCTCCCGCCGCCGTCAGACCTCCGGCCAGCGTCATGTTGCCGGATGCGTCCACCTGCGGCATGGCCTCAAGGGCCTGCTGGGCAGCCGTCGCGGAGTTGGCCGCAGCGGTGGCAGATGTTGCGGCATTATCGGCAGCCGTGGACGCGGTGGCGGCGGACTGGCCAGCCGTCCGCGCCGCAGCCTCGGCGGTCGCGGAGGATTGGCGCACATCCCGCCCCAGGCTATCCAGTTGCCTAGCGGTGGCCAGCTCCATCCCTCCCAGGGTGATGCCGTCGTCATAGTCCACTACCACGGTCATCAGCGGGGCCATCGTGCCGTTCACGACGGGCGGGTTGGCCACCTCCGTCACCAGGCCGCGCCCAGGGACGGAAGGTGTCAGGACGGCGTGCATGCCCAGGGCATAGGGCGTCATCTCCGTCCCCTCACACACCTGGATGATAATGACATCCCCGCGCGTCAAGGGAACGCCCGGCGTAAATACCCACGTGGCCGTCTGGCCGCTGGACAGGTTGGACACATAGGCGGATGTGCCAATCAGGCTGTAAACTCCGTCCGTCAGCCGCCAGACACGCAGGCAATACTGATTGGTTGCAGGGTCGGTGAAGAAATACACGGTTGAAATACTCGTCAGGCGGCAGCTGTCGGGCAGATGCCCGGCCAGAATCTCGTCTCCCCACGTCATCGCGTAGCCGCCCACGATGGTCCAGGTGTCGGCGGCATCTCCGCTGGACAAGGTGGATTGCCCGGTCGCGGCTTCCAATTCCACTCCCGCATCCTTGAGCGCGGCCGGCAATTTATTTGCTACAGCCTCATTGACCAATTCCCCGCTTTTCACCTGGCCTTCCAGCGTTTCCACAAGCTGCTTTGCTTCATCCCGGGCCGCTTCGGCCTGTCGTACAAGTTCCTCGACCACAATGGACGGATTTTCCACAATGGTCACGGAGCCGTCTTCCGTTTCGGGGATGGAGACATCAAGTGCACCAGCTACGGCCGCAGCATCTTCCGTTCCATCCGGAGGCGTAACGCGAGACACGACATGCACGGCTCCCTTCAACAAGGGGTATTCTTTGCCCGATGCGTCGGTCAGAAAAATATCATAAGCGCCGCATCCGGCGGCCAGCCTCGGCCATGTCACCAATGCCGTACTCGCCCCCGTAACGGCACAGTCCAGCATGATCACCCCATCCTGTACTACCGCGCCGCGTAGCGTCATGCCGCTGATGTCCATATCCTCACCGGATGGAGAAATAAAATGCAGCGCAAGAGACTGCGGCAGGGATTCCGTGGCGTGTATGTTGTAGTTGGCGGCTTGCCTCATGAAAATATGATGCGGCAATCCTTAAATCTGTAAACGTCCGGGGCTGGCCCTCATATTTCGCAGGAAACAGGACCTTCTGTCCAAGAGTCATAATACCATCCTTCCGTGTCCGGAGGCGTGTATACATCCGTTTCCTCCGTCCAAATGCCACGGGAGGAACGGCCGGCCCAAATAGCCATGAAAATCACATCGGCCCGGTCCGGGGAATGCAAGCCCTTTCCCCGCATGTCCTCTTTGGACATGACGCGGAGGCGGCCCTTCTGATCCCATTCCATCTGGCGTGTAGTCATCTGACGGAATGTGACCGGGTCGAGTTCATCAATGCGGATCTTTCCGTTGACGATGTCGCGAGCTCCCAGTATCCACGCTTCGGAAATGGTGTTCAGATAATGTTCCGGGTCTTCCCCGGGCAATCCTCCTCGGAACTCTTTGATACGGTAGCCGTCCCCGCCGCTTTCAACCGGTTCGGCCATTTGCTGGACGATAGGCAGTCCCAGGCCGTCCGAATCTCCCCACGCATTATGTGCCTTAATGCCGAGTTCCTTGAGGCGGTTTGCCATCCGGCGCCGGGCCTGTACCGTGCTGGATTGTCTAAACGCCTGGTCCAGTCTGACAAGATTTCCTTCTCGTACAGCAATGGAATTTTCATCTCGACCGGCGGCAAAATCTAAAGCGGCCCATTGTCCGCCCGGTCTGAACGCCGGAGGATGGTCTATCGCATGCCGCAGTTGTTCCGGAGTAATGACAAGCATGTCTTCCCCTTCCGTCCATTCCGCAAGATGCATGGAACGGTAGAGGGGATGGGATTCTCCGTAGGTTTCCAGGTCTTCCGCACGTTTTTCCAGACGGATGTGGGGACACATGTATGACGTGACCCTGGTTCGCCTCCAGTTTTTGGCCTCGTCGTGAAAGCAGCGGTAATGCTTCCCCATAGCGGAACCGGGGGAAGAAAGATACAGATACCGGGTGACGGTGCATCGATCCGCCGCCTCAAAAATACCGTCCTGAACGCCTTTCGCTTCATCCACGATATAAAGGACAGGCGTTGCCGCCGTCGCGTGATACCCTTCCGCCTTCTGTTCATCATTGGTAGAAAATATAGAGGTAAAGCCTCCTTCCGGAGTCAAAATTTCCATCTGGTTCCATTTCCAACCCCGGAATGCCGGATGAGACTGGTAAGCACGGATTGCGGGCCAGAGCTGGGTTTTTAACTGCCGCCAGGAACCGGACGTAAGAACAACACGTCCGCGTGGAAAGCAATACAGCCACCACAGTACAACAGGACCTACCAGGGAAACAGTTTTGCCTGAACCGTTAGCCGCTACAACGGCCGTGCGCCGGTAATCGTTAATGTCCTCATAGGTGTTGATCTGCCAGTCGTAGGGGTCCAGCCCCAGCACGGCAACGGCGAATTCAGCCAGCCGTAAACGGCACCGGGATACTATGTCATCACACCGTTCCGCCATTTTCTTCTTCCGCCCTCTTTCTGCGGATGGATTCAATTCTGTCCATGACGGAAGCTATTCTGTCTTCGTCGCATTCCGTGATCATCTCCACAGGCCCCCCATTGGCCCCGGTGAGTTCCACTGCCTGCCGTTCCCCGTAACGGGCATTTCTCTTCCCGGCCAGCCATTTACGGTATTCGGCTCTATTTTTGTCCATCTGCGCACAATCGGGGCTGCTTCCGTCAAGTATTTCCAGGCCCTTTTCCACCAAGGCATCCGCCGACATCTCGCACGCGCGCGCGTAGTTGTGTAAAAAGTCGTCATGCTCATTCATCCAGTTATAAACTGTCTTACGTTCCGGCATGTGCTCGTCCCGTACAATCTGCATCAACATTTCCCCTTCGGCAATTCGTCTGCATATTTCATCCGCCAGGGCGTCCGTATATTTGGTCGGGCGTCCTGTTCTCTTCGGCGGAATGGTGGATTTTTTCTTCATTCCAAGTGGTGGGGTTCTTCCCCGTCTTCCGGGGCATGGGTGCAGTAATACACGTCCTCAAGGCTGGGGTCATTCATGAGGCCCGGGAAAAAGTGAAAATGGCGATAGACGTCGTCCCACGTCAATTCCCCCCGGTCAATGAGGGTGAAGAGCTCTGCGGTTACTTCATCCAGCCTTTTTTCCTGAATAAGTTTCTGAAAGCGTTCCGTATGGGTCTGAATTCCTTGATCGTCCATTGATTGAGGTTCCTTTCTTGGCGTTGGCGGTTAAGTTGCTTGATAAGGGTTTTGTCGCGGGATTCCACAGCAATGAATTGAGCATAGGCGCGGGCGAAGCACTCACGGCGACTCTCAAGGTAGCGGTAGTACCTGCCGGGAATACTGCGGATGATGGAAAGCGTGGGGGACTCCATGATCACATTCATGAGTTCGTCCATTTCCGGAGAGTGCTCGGAGCCATACTTTGAACGCTTCTCTTTTTCCATCTCGCTGGGAATCATCCCAAGCCGGTACTGGCACTGTCCCTTGCCGAGCCCCCACAGATCGACATAATGGCCTATCTCGTGGCAGGTGGTCAAATCCGGATATTCCCCGGCGTTGGAAATGGCAATAGGGGCGTTCGGTTCCCAAGGGTTGAAGCTCCCCAAGACTTTCATTCCGGGAGTCTGGCTAATATGGGCTTGTGGAAGCGGGCCGTCCGTGTGTACGGCATCGATGGAACTGGCCGCACGGTTGACGGCGGTACGGACTTTACGGCTGATGCCGGACTTGGGGAGATTGATCTTGTCCCCTACTTTGGACACCATGTCCATGTTGAGCATCATCTGCACGGGGGGAGTGTCAGGAATATATCCGTTCCCGTCCTGGTTCTCTATGCGCCGGGCGAGGTCATGGGCCGGGATGGCAAGCCGTCCGTCCCTGTCCAAGGCATCCAATCCGAAGCGCTTTTTAAGGCTCTCCCGAAGCCGGGCGGCAAGAGCCGGGTCTTTCACTTTCTGGACGGAGGCCGACCGGTTCATAAGACGCTCCGGCAGCGTTGCTCCGAAACGGGACATATCCACCGGGCCGGGAACCCAGTCGGGGGCAATCAGGCCAGATCTGATACACTCGGCTCGAGATACGCTTTCAATATCCATCCATGAGTTGAAGCCGTACAAAGGCCAAGGCAGCAGGAAGCCGCCTATCGCCGGAGAATTCATCTCGACGGCCCAAAATTGGAAGTCCGTCTTAAGCCGGACGGCTCCTTCATTGAGTACATGCAAAGGCCGAGGCATCTTGGCACCCGGATGCCGGACGAAACGCCACGCCGGGTAGGCGTAGAGCATTTCCGGGGTCATGCCGCTTTCCCAGCGGGCCTGCCCGTAACAGCAGCGGGTCATCGTATCAAAAATTAGAGACAAGCGGGAACGGGCGCCGATGTTGGTAATGCGGTTGTCTCCCGCATCCGCTGCCATTCCTTCTGCGGCCATAAAAGCGCGGGCCTTGGCTATGAAGTCGGCCTTCCCCTGCATCACGCCCACCGTTGTTGACGTACCGTCCGGAAGTATGATCTCCTGCTTTTTGCCGGATAAAAAGTCGTCAAGCATGTTGGCGAGACGTTGCAGGAACTGCGCTTTTTCAACGTCCGCCGTAAAAATGGAATTCACCCGTTCCGCGGCGGGCAGCATGGCCCGTTCGCGTGTGGACATGGGGCGAGCATCTATTTTTTTGCGCCGGAATATGTCAACGGGGCTTACCATTTTTCAGGAGATTATGTGTCAGGGGATAGGCGATCTTCTTCCATTTTCGCACGAGCCAGAGCCCGACGCGCTTTTGCTTCCAAATATTGACGGCGGAGAGACACGTCATCCTGGCGTGCCTGTAAATATTTTATATAGGAAATCAAAGATGCCCCCAATATGAATTTCCGGCCCTCATGTTGGGATTCTGCGGAGACAAACGCTCCTTCCGCGTGCAAAGTTTTCACCCTATTGACGGAAAGGCCCAGCAATTGGGCAAGCTTTTCAGCAGTTACTAATCCACCGGGGGAACGGCTGCTATTTCTATTATTAATCATGGAGCAGGCAGTTGAAAGAGTTCCGGCCTGAATAACCGTGATGACGGGTCAAAAGGCGGTTCCCATGTGGCGAATTGCTCATCCTGTGGTTCTTGGACGATCTCTCCGTGACTCAGCATGCGGACGGCGTCACGCATCATCCGCACTCCGAGAGGGAAAAGACGATTCCATAGCTCATGATGAGTCCACGTCCGATTGACAAAAAGGGTCCGTTGCAGCAAGACAGGGCCACCGTCAACCACGTTATTCAGCCAATAAATGGTGCCTCCTGTAACGGGATCCCCACAGGCAACCGTCCAGCGCACGGCATCCCGGCCCCGATGACGGGGAAGCAGAGACGGATGGAAGCCAATTCCCCCCAGCCGGGCCTTGGAAAGCGCCTTGTCGGATATATACCAATGTGAGTGCGCGGAAATAATCAAATCCGTATGTTCCGGAATGTGGACGGAGGTGAGTTTCCCAGCATCACAAACAACGGGGACATGGTAACGCAGAGCAATTCCGTGAAGCTTGTCGTAGTATTGTTTCTGCGGCGCCGGCGCCACACCGACGATGTGATGGCCGTCTTCTCGCAGAGCAGAAAAGACCGCCTTCCCGAATGATTTTTGACCGCAAATAAAAATGTTCATGATTGTTTTCCTATGTATTTGAAACCTTGGACCGCGCGGAAATGGCCGCCGTAACCCGTAGATACCCCTGATAAGGTGGAAGCCTTTTTGTTTCTTCTGATGGATAAAGTGCTCTTGACTTTATTGTCCCCATAGAGGTGTGCGGAAACCTGGATCCATAGAGGGGATCGGCGCAACGCACCTACCAGTTGAGGGTGGGAAGTGTGAAAATAAGTGGGGAGCTTGCGCCCGCACCTTCCGCGTCCCTCAAGGTGGTATTGGGCACACCAGTTGAGGAAACGGAGCCCTACCCCGGCCCCCTGCCATTCCGGCATTGTGACCAGGCGTGTTCCTCGATAACCGGGTGCGGTGAAGAAGGGAGAAACGGCCAAATGGCACGCCAGTTCTCCGTCTACTATTCCGACAAAGTATTCCGAGGCAGGAGGCATGGGCAGGTTTAAATAGTAATGCGGCTTAAAGTAACGCCAATAACGGCTGTCCGTCTTGAGAATTTCGAGTTCCATCGGTGGGCGTTGCCGAAGACACCCCCTTTCAAAATGGCCGGTTTTCGTGTCAATAATCCAGTCGGGCTGAATCCAGTCGAGAACGTCGTAATGAGGCGTCAGCAGCACGACCTGCCCGCCTGGATTACCCCTCCTCCAGCTTTTGGCAAAGGCGAGCGATCCAATGCGGGCAATCTGGCGGTCGACCACCGACGTGAATTCGTCGACGACAACCTTTCTCGGTTTTTCGCAGAGGAGCCGGGCTAATCCGGCCCGGAATTGCTCCCCGTTGGAGAGGACATGAAATGGCCGTAGCCAAGACGGAACATCTCCCAACCCCACCCCAGCCAAACTTCCCGTTACTTCGTTGAAGTCTCCTGCGGGAGCAATACAGTCGACAATAGGTTTGTCAGGTTCCCACCCTTGCGTGTAGTCATGGATGAGGTTCTCCCCGAAGATAATTTTCCCGATCGAAGTTTTGCCTGAGCCAGATGGACCGACAACCACGCCGATTTGCCAGTCGCCGGAAAGGTCAACCTCAATTTCCAGATCAAAATTGCAACCGTTTTCAGCATTGAAAAGGCTTTTCACCCGCGCTGCCCGGTAGGTGGAGAAATCGGAAACCTTGTTGTGTACCTGAATGTTCATACAGCCACAACCCTGCAGTTATAACCCATTTGTATGAGTTTCGTGTAGGCTTCTTCCTGTTCTTTTTCCGACGCGCACATGACAATGACGCCATACTGGTTTTCAGGAACGATGCCCGTCGTATCTCCCAGCTCGGGAGTTCCGTCATCTTCCCCAGCGCTTTCTTTCAATAGTTCTTCCAGATCCAAAGACGTGAAACCGGTCATATCCAGACTGCCCGCTTCCTGAAGGTCCGACAGGAGACCGGATAATGCCTCGCCATCCAGATCAGCCAGCTCTGCCAGATGATTGTCGGCGATCATGTCCGCACGTTCATGTTCCAGTGTATCGTAGTGCTGTATCTCTATAGGAACCTCTTCCAATCCCGCCAGCTTGGCCGCCGCCAACCGGCCATGACCTTTGACAATCATTCCGGACAAGTCCGATACGGTGATCGGAGCACGCCAGCCTGCCAATTTGATGACCTCCGCCAATCGCTCAATTTGGGACTGCGGATGACGATTGGGATTGTCCGGATTTTCTACAAGATCGGCGACCTTGCGAACCTCGTCAAAGCGGCAGTAAACGGGCACTCCCGATAAAACGGTACGCACCGCTGATTCCTTTTTCCTGTTACTCATTGATTTTTTATTTGTTAGTTAATTCATCATATCAATTATTTACCTATGACTTATGAATATTTTTATCATCAAATAAAGGAAGGTCATTTACTATCTCTGGCCCTTGCTTTTCGGGTTCTTCAGGTACTTCCCGGTCATAAAGGCCGAGGCGCTTGGCAAAGTTGAGGAGGAGCAGTCCGCGAGCCTGGGCCTCCATGTAGTCATGAGTTCCGAGCCCAATGCTCATTCTCTTGCGTTTGTATTTTTTCCCCAGGTTGAGGGAAATTCTCAACTTATGGGCACCTGAGGGGTTGGTTTGGATGTCTAGTTTTTTCATGATTTATTGGCAGGGTAATTGGGCTCTTCTTCGTATTTTGTGAGTTCTGCCGTCCAGCGGAACGGGATGTGTCCCAGCCGTCCGAAGCGGTTTTTGCCAATGATCCACTGCGCTTCTGTGGGGTCGTGCTTGTCGGGCTTGTACATGTAGGGGCGGTGGATCATGATGATCTGGTCGGCGTCCTGCTCAATGGATCCGGAGTCGCGCAGGTCGGAAACGACCGGTTTGCCCTGGGCGTTCCCGGCTCTTTTTTCCACGTCGCGGTTGAGCTGGGCCAGCACCAGGACGGGAATATTGAGTTCCTTGGCCAGGGATTTGAGGCCGGCGGAGATTTCCGAGACTTCCCGTTCCCGGCTTCCCCGGGCCTGCTGGGTCGTGGAGCGCACCAGCTGCAGGTAGTCCACGCCGATGCATTTGACGCCGTGTTCCCGGACCATCCGGCGGCCCCGGGCTCTGATGCTGTCAATGGTGAGGGAGCTTTCGTCGTCGATGTGCAGCGGAGCGGCCGTGATTTTCCTGACGGCGGCCGTGAAATGCTGCTGCTGTCCGACCGTCATCGGCTTGCCGCGGCGGATGTCGTCGGAGTTGATGCCGGCCATGCCGTAGAGGACACGTTCCAGGAGCTGGGATTTCGGCATTTCCAGGCTGAACATGCCCACGGGGGTTCCCTCAAGGCAGATGTTGGTGAGGATGTTGACCAGGGCGGCGGTTTTTCCGACTCCGGGCCGGGCGGCAAGCACGATCATGGCGCCGGGCTGCAGGCCGTCCAGGGTCAGGTCCAGGCGGCGGTATCCGGAGGAGATTCCTTTGATGGCTCCGGGGTTGTTCATGCGCCATTGCAGGTTTTCAATGATGGTTCCCACGGCTCCGCGGATGGTTTCGGTCTGGCGGACGCCGCACCGGTCCCGCAGGGCGGACATGCCGCGCTCGGCTTCATCAAGGGCTTCTTCCGCGCTTTTGAGCTGATCGCCGGCAGCTTCCGCCATCCGGGAGGCAAACGCGAGCAACGCATGCTTTTTGGCGGCTTCCGTGACCATTTCCAGGGCGGCGGCGGTTTTGTACCGGGCAAGGGCTCCGTAGGTGGCCGTTTCCACGACTCCGGCGTGTCCTCCCACGGCGTCAAGCTGGCCCTGGGCTTCAAGGCGGGCGATGACGGTGAGGGCGTCCACGGTTCCTCCCGTGCCGGCGACGGTTTCCAGGGCGGTCCAGATTTGCTGGTGCGCCGGGAGGCTGAATGTCTGGCGGCTGATGCCCTTGTCCCGGAGGTCAGCAAAGGCCTGGGAGCCGTCCATTGCCTGAGAGAGCACCAGTTTTTCGGCGTCGATGAGTGTCTGAGAGTCGATCATGTTTTTTTGAAATTGTTGATTGTTAAAGTTCTTCAAGGTTGCTGTAAGGGTCTTTGTCTCCGTTCCCAGGGGGTGGCGGATGGTTGACGGCGTAGGAGGTGGCGAAGCTGATGGCGTCGGATTGCCATTTGGTCACGGGGATGCCGTTGCGGGTCCAGTTGACGGCATCCCGGCTTCCCCAGTAGGCTGTGGCGCAGTCCGGTATCTGGTCGGGGGTTAAACGCACACGCCCCGCAAAGGCCGCGGCCCGAAGATGGTCTTCGACTTCTTCCACGGTGCACGGAGAGGGGGTAAGGGGGTGAATTCCTTCCTTCCCTTCCTTCCCTTCCCTTACGGTTTTCGGATAGGTTTCAACATAGGGGGCTACGTTGGTTCCTATTTCGGTTCCTACGTTGGTTTCTGAAATAACCGACGTAGGTTTTTCTTCGGTTTCCACGTCGGTTCCTGTGTGGGTTTCAACATGGGTTTTCTTGGGGCGGCCTCCTAATTTTCCATTTTCACGAGCGGTTTTCCTTTTGGTTTTCAGGGTTTCCTGAATTTCATGCGGATATCCGAATACGATGAGATTGTCGCCGTCAAAGTGGTAGAGTTCGTTTTCCACGCTGATTTCCTGATCCGTCACGCCGCAGGTCTGCATCCAGCGGCGCATGCCCCAGGAGCGGCAGCCCTCAATGATGCCGCCGTTTTCCTGTTCGCAGCACCAGGCCAGCAGAGAGATCCAGGTGGCGCGCTGTATGGGTTCCGCCCCGATATATTCGGGGCTGGAAAACAAGGCTGTTGGGATGTTGATGAATTCCATAATCAAAAAAGCGTCAGTTGGGGGTTGTAGATTTCATAAAGACCAGGAAGACGGTCTTCCCGCGGCGGTGTCCGAACAAAGGTTCATGGCTGGCCAGTTTCAGAACTTCCGCGGTTGAAACCTGATCCTCGCACCACTTGAACACCAGAATGCCGCCCGGTTCCAAAACCCGGAAACACTCCCGGAAGCCGGATTTCAAATCCTCCCTCCAGGTTTTCTGGTCCAGTTTTCCGTACTTCTTGGCCAGCCAGGATGATTCCCCAGCGTGAATCAAGTGCGGAGGGTCGAATACCACAAGGCGAAACGCCCCGTCGTTGAAAGGCATCTTCCGGAAGTCCCCGACGACGTCCGGCTTGATTTCCAGGGTTCGCCCGTCGCAAAGCATGTGCGTTTCCTCCCGGCGGTCCATGAACACCACGTCAGGATGGCGGCGGTCAAACCAGAACATGCGGGAGCCGCAGCAGGCGTCAAGAATGGCTTTCATAACACTGCCTCCTTTCCGTCCGCCGCCATATCCACGCCAAAAGCCGCGGCGTATTTCTTGGCCTCTTGCGGGTCTTGCAAATAGCCCAGCAGGAAACGCAAGGCATCTTCCACCGTGGCTTTTCGCATTTGGAGATTGTTGTAAAGATGCTGAACGGCAGTGCCCTTGGTGTTGCCGTAGGCAATAAACCCATAGTCATCATACAGGTTGCACAATTCTTGGAGCATATCGACATTCCCGATAAAAACGGAATATTGCGGCCTGCACCAAGATCGATACGTTCCGATACGGTGCTTGTTGGCCTTAGCCCAAGCATCCACCTCCGGGGGCAATCCCACGGCGTAGGGTTTCCGTGCAAGGTCACGGGGTGGCAGGTCAAAGAGGTACTTCTTCATTCTCCCTCCTTTCTCGGGTTCCAGTTGTCGGAAACATAATGGCTTCGTGAGCACGTATCGCATATGTATGGAAACTCGTAATCCCTATTCAGGCAGGTTTCGCAACGGCGGCGTTGCCACGCCCGGCACGCTGCCCGTCTCTCCCTGACTAATTTGATAAAAAATTTAATCTCGGAATGCTTCCAGCAATCTGCCCGTTCCTTGGGTGTCAGTTCGCAGTAACTCTCTCCATAGATTCGTCTTGAATAGTTACGAGCTTCTTCAATTTTATTGAAAAGAAATGCTTTGGCCGCGCCAAACTCGTAAAAAGCTTTCTGTTCAGGCGTCAGTTTCATGCGAGCCTCCTTTCTAAGATGTCTGCTTGCTCGTCAGTAAGGTACTGCCACGACTGCGGCGGGCGAGTCAGGCCGATGACAGAGAGCGGCACTGTGGAAATCCTCACGGGGTCCTGGACGCCCCAGACATAGCAAGGCAGGTAATTCCGCAGGCGCTCTTCCGCCACGCAAGCTTGGTTCATGGTCCATTCTAAAATTCCCTTTGGGGGATATGGTCGAAGTCCAGCAGTGACAACTAAACGGCACTTGCCGATAATAGCCCGCGCCCCGTACTGGCCGGATTCATAGAGCCACAGTGTGACGTGTTCTCCGCGGGGGATGCGGGGTGCGTTTTTACGCAGTTCCCATCTCTTTTCCCCGTCCATGATAAAACCGGAGAAAGGCCGCCTGACGGATAAGAGGATGTTAATCATTGCTCCGTCCCTCCCTCCTGTTCGAGTTCCCAAGGCCATCTAATGACATGAGTATCTGCAATCGTGAATACCGGTCTTCCTTCACCTCTCCTCACGTCCATCATTGCTAGATTTTTATTAACGTTTATCACTTCACAAATGCTTCCATCCTCTACTTGCAACTTGTCCCCCGGCCAAACCCTCATGATGGGAGGAAACAAAGAAACAAGCCTATCCATATCTTCAATGCACGCTTTCTTGGTTTTCCAAAAATGGGAACTCTGGAAGAAGCAGTTGTAGCAACCAGCAACCCAATCGGTTGTTATCCCATGGACATCATATCCTCGTATGGCTTTCAAAGGTGTGCCGCAAAGAGGGCATTTAGGCGTTTTCTTTTTCATAGTCTTTAATCAGTTCATCCACGTCATCCTTTAATGACTCGCTATCATCCTTTAATCCGTCCAGATCCCATTTCAGGCTGTCCAGCTGATTGGAAAGGATACGCAGTCTATCCAAAAAGGACTGATATACCTCTTCTTCTTCCATTTTCTGCGGACCGCATTCCGTGCAAGAATCCATGTCCACAAAAATTTTCCCGTCTTTTTCACAAGCCCGGAGCGGGTAAGCGCCATGGCCGGGTTTATCGCAATAGACATTGTTCATTTTAATTTATCCTTTCTTGATTTTAAGTTTTCCGTTCGGACCCATGGTCCAGTCGTCAAAAGTGACGGTGCCGGACAGGTTGATCACGGGGTAGGCGTCATGTGGGTTAATGTGGTAAGTTCTCTTCTTGTGCTTAACCAGGAGATACCCGCCTTTCAGAGCACCGGAAACGGTGCCTCTAACGCCCATAGCCGTTATTTGCTGTCCGATCCGGAAGCAGGTGCCGCAAATGGCGTTGAGGTCATCCAGATCGGCCTGTGCGGTTTTGGTGACAGAGGCTTTTCTTCTGCGGTTGTATTCCTCCATCCAGAGCCGTTTTTTCTCTCTTTCTTCCGGGCTCATTTTCCGAGTTCCTTTCTTTTGTAGGTTTCAACGGTTTTTGTTTGATAATCACAAAAGCCCTCCTGGTTGAGGTAGCAGCGGCCAAACTGGGCCAGGGCAAAAGCGTCCGCCTCGTTATTATTGCTCATATCCGCCGCCCAATGCTGAAAAACGCGTTTGAGCATCAAATCCTTTTCCGCATTGCCCTTCCCCGTTGCAAATTTCTTATTGGTGGCAGGTGCAACAACGATGAAAGGTATTCCCATGTCCAGGAGCAGGAGGCGAATAACGCCGCCCAATTCCGCCAGCCCGGCCATGCCCTGGGAAGATCCATAGGAATACCCCTCAATAACAGCAAGGGAAGGCTGTGTTTGGTTGATGATGTCCAGCACCGCATTGCGGATTTCAGAGAGACGTTTAACGCTCCTGTTCCTGGATTTGATGACGCCCCATTTAGGGGAACCATCCCACACCAGAGCCCACCCTGTAGCGGTTAGCGACAGATCAAGACCCAGTACACAGTTGTTCATAGCTGTTGATTAGAAGGGGATTTCGTCTTCTTCCGCCGGCGGTCCCGCCGTGGCGCTCATGTGGTTGTTGGCCGGCAGGTCCGCCGGGCGCGGAGGCAGGGGCGCTCCGCCGCGCCCTGCCGCTGCCCTGTCCTGAGCCGCCATGATGGCCCGGGCTTCGTCCGGCCCCAGCACGTCTTCGCAGTTGCTGAATTCGGGATAAGTCCCGTCCGCCCTGGGCTTGTCTCCCTGTCTGACGCTGAGCCGGACGTAGCAGGGTTTGCCGAGGTATTCCGCCGGGTTGATGATGACCTGCTGGCCGGGTTGGTAGACGTTCCCGGTGACGTTTTTGACGAACAGGTCGATTTTCCAGGCCAGGTCTTTCGAGGCGGTCAGGTAGTAACGGACCGTCGCCGCCCCTTCAGGGCCGAAGGCTCTGATGTGGACGGCCAGCTGCGGGCATCCCCGCGTTTTGGCGCCTTGGGAGATTCCTTCTTCCATTTTGACGATTTTTCCTTCGTAGACGCCCGCGGGGAGAAATCCGTATTCGCTGGGCTCGCCTTCTGATATGTAACTGAACATAATGGTTATTTGGTGGTTGCGGTTTTGGAGACGGAGATTTTTTTGACGTAGGAGGAGCCGGCCCCCGTCCTGACCAGTTCTTCCGGGAATTGTTGTTCCGGCAATGCTTCCGCGAACAAGGCGCGGAAGATGTCCGCCTTGAGCGGGCCATAGGATTTCAGGAGTTTCGGGACGCCAATCCAGGTGGCGTATTTGGCGACGTCTTCCGGAGCGACGGTGTCCGTGCCTTTCCGGGAGACGCGCCTGAATCCGGGGACTTCCGTTCCGTTGTTGAGGTAGTCGAGGATTTTTTCTTTTCCCTTTTTGACGTAACTTTCCAGCACAGCCGCCTTGGTGACGAATTCCGCCAGCCTGGACGGGTTTTCCGCGATTTCGGCGAAGCTCGCTTCCAGCGTTCCGGCTTCCGCCAGGGTCAGCATTTCCTGCGCCGCCCGGTTCCGCAGCGGGCAGGTGTCCTGCGAGGCGCACCAGCCGCAGTAGTCGCAGAGGCGCGGCCCGCCGCCGCGGTCCACGGCGTCCACCACGCCGTTGACGATGGAGATGGCTTCCCGGTAGGTGAATTTCCGGGTGACGATTTGCTGCTGGTCGCAGTAGAGGAGGTGGCAGGTGATTTCATCCAGGAATTCCCGTTCCATGAAGGATTTCGCGTAAGAGGCCTGCTGTTCCCAGTAGTTGCGGATTTGGCCGCTTTTGAGGTCGAAGAGTTTGCCCAGCGCGGGACAGAGGCAGTCCGCTTCCCCGCCTGTCACGCGGGGGTGCCATTGCGGGAAGGCGCAGCGGTTTTTGTCGGCAATGACTTCTTCCCCGGAGCAGAGCGTCCGGACCGTTTTCACCGCCCAGAGGATGGATTCTTTTTCATCGGCTTTCAGGTGTTCACACGCCCTGAATTCGTCCACGCCCATGAGCAGGGCCCGGAAGGCGGCGTCCATCCGGGTTCCCCGCTGGGCCGCTTCTCCCGCGTCGGGGGAGGAGACGTAGCAGGGGCATTGCGCCAGCTTGGGGAGCAGGGACGGCCTCAATAGTTCCGTGGCCGGGGCCGGACGGGGCCCGGCAATGTCTGAGAGGATTTTTTGCAGGTCGTCCAGGTTGACGGCGTATTCCGCTCCGTCCAGGGAGAGGACGGCATGCCCGGTTTCGCGGGCGACGTTGATGCAGGTGACGGGTTTCATTGGGCGGCAGGGGTGTTGTATTGCAGAACGGCCGTGTTGAACCGGTCGGGGGCGGAGAGGATGAAGGAGGCGAATTTTTCCGAGACGGCTTCAAGGCCCTGCCCCGGCTGGATTTCCTTTTTGTACGCGAGGAAGTTCAGCGCTCCCGGCACGTCGTTGATGACCGCGGCCAGTTGGTCCGCCAGGGAGGGAGCCGGTTTTTCCTGCTGTGCGGGAGGCGGCGCCTGCTTTTCGCCGGCCGGAGCGTTCCCGGAAGGTCCGCAGCCCGCTCCAAACAGCAGGCGGGAGATTTCCCCGGCGTCCATCGCCATCACCGCGGGCATCCCGTGCCGGTTTTTGGCTTCCCAGGTGGCCCGGTGCTCCGTGTAGACGGCACGCAGTTCCCCGCCTTTGGCCTTGCCTCCGTCCGTGAAGGTGGTCACGTAGTTGCAGAACAGGATAGCGTCCCCCCATTCCTTGAGTTTTTCCTTGGCGGTGATGGCCTGTTTGGCCGGAGCGTTGATTTTGATGGTGTACATGGTGTAGGCTTCCCCTTCCGGAGGGTTCACCGTTTCCACTCGGCAGTGGCAGATGACGGCGATGTGCAGCCCCGCACTCCGACAGTTGTCAAAGACGGAAAGCAGGTTGACGAACATTTCGCTGGCCTGGGCGTACCCTTTTCCATAGCCGATGCTTTCAATGGAGGAGATTTTTCCGTCTTTGGGGGAGGCGTTGTAGTCCCTGATGACCTGGCGGGCGCACATGTCCCACAGGCGGTCTCCCGTGTCGATAACGAGCGTTTTGTAAGGGAGGTTTCCGTTCCGGGCTTCCTTGTAGATGTCCTGCAGGGCTTCCAGCATGGCGCCGTAGTGGTCTACCTGGATGCGGTCCACATTCATGTGCTGGGTTCCTTCTTCCGTGTCCAGGAAGAGGGGGGCGGGCAACCCGGCCGCCAGCGTGGATTTTCCCACGCCTTCCGGCCCGTAGATGATGACACGCTGCGGACGCTGCTGCACTCCGCGCTTGATGTTTTGTAATAGGTTCATATTATTGTTTTGTTTGATTGTATTCGGGTCGGGTGTCAGTTCCTGCTGGCCCCGGCCATCTTTTTTCAGGTAGTTAGAAATTTGCATTGAACGAGCCGGTTTTGCGGTAGCGCTTTCCAGTCGTTGTATCAGAGAGTTGTTCAATAATGGCGGTTGTAACCCGATTCAGGTCCACGTAAAGCACTCCGCCACATTTGACAATCGGAAGCAGTTTTTTACCGTCGGCGCTTTCCAACATAGCTCGGCTTGGTTCAGAACCTCTGGCAAATAGTCCGCATTGGGCAAACTTGGAGAGCCTTACCAGCCGGGACGGCAACGGGGGAGCAGTGATATTGATATTGATTTGAGGAACCCCGGCAAATGTCGCATCGGCGTTTTTAGGCCATGATTGAGACAGGGCATCGGCCAATCTTTTTGAAATGTCTCTGACCACTTGTTCAGGTAATCTATGGTCTTGGTTCATAATCACTTAATGTTAATGTAAATAAAATAAACAATCGTGAAGATACCAACCAGCAGAGCGGAAAAGACAAGGTTCTGTACGATACCGGGCCGGGGGTTGAGTTCGTCTTCCGGAAAGCCTATTGGGCAGTCGTAAAGGGATTCCATTTTCTCGGCACGGTCGCGGCGCATCCAGTATTGTTCGTTCGTCATTTTTTTCATTGTTGATTTCTTGTTTATCTCGTTTTAATTTGTTCAGGTTATGCGTTCGAAAATAGAATTCTATTCTTATCGCTGGGTTGAGCCTAAAGAAGTTTTCGGAATTCACGGATATTGGCGGCCGGATGAAATTATCTGTGCTTTCCTCGACCAGATACGAATAGAACCGCCAAGAGGGCAGGAAACAACCGTAGCAACCATTTCAACAGGAAACCCCGATGAACAAGAGCAATACATTGTTCCTGCTTATGAGTATGAGAGGATAAAGCATGCCCAATACGGACACGGGCACGCCCTCCCCTTCTATTCAATACAGTGGGATCCCTCTGCACCAGTTTGAGCGTCCAAGCCGGTGCATCTGTGCAATAAGTCCCCTGAGGAATCAACAGGACTCTATCAAGCCTGGCTTGATAAACCTCATACAATCTAGAATCATCTTCGTAGGTGAACTGTACAATATCGCCCGGAAGAAAAGGGTTTTCGGGGGATGGCTTGTTTTCAAAACCATCGTAGACTGTTTCTAATAATTTCTTTTGCATGGTATTTATCGTCTGTTAAACCGGATTACAGCTCGTGCCAGCCGAGCAGCTTCAATTCTTCGATCAGGGCTTCTTCCATTAGGCCGTAGATTTCTTTGATGATGCCCCTGCCTTTCGGCTTTGAACGGTTAATGGCTAAATTCTTCGCACTGGGGCGTTTATGTTAAATTGACAAAGAAAAACCTTTCAAGTTACCATCCTTATCAAATGTCGGATCCGCAAAATACGAATAATTGTGAAAAAGGATCTCCCACCGATTCCCGTTCATTGACATGTTGAAGCCTTCCTTGCGTAACTCGTCCGTGAGTTGGCCCCATTCTTCCCATTCTTTTTCCGTAAGGTCTGTCTGAAGATTTTTCACTTCAAATTTCAGCATTTTCCGGATCTTGCCCTTCGTTGCTTTGTCAATATGATTTTTCATTTCTATTTTCTTTACTGTTAAATGTTTTTTAAGATAATTTATGCTGTAGGTTTTTTTGAGATCTTCCGAGGCAGGGGAAGGTTACTGGCCGTGGTCAGGTGAACACGGAATCCCCTGCGGAATGATTCTCGTTCAATGATGCGGATAATAGCCTCCGAAGGCTTCAACCCTTCTTCCGCTTCGGCCAGCAGATGGCTCTTGCAGCCGTCCGGTAATTTGTCTAAGTCGATTTCTGTTTTCATCTATTTCCGTAACTGATGGCCTCAAATTACAGTGTATAACTGAACATTTCAAGATATATTTTCAGCATTATACTGAAATCACTAGATGACAAGGTGTTGACATATCAGTAAAATGCTGTAATATCAATGCATGACGACAACAAAAGAAGACGTAAAAAAATGGCTCAAGGTTATTGGTAGAGACAGAGAATGGCTCGCTAACCAATGTGGAGTTTCCAAGCGTCAGGTAGATAATTGGCTTTCGTCATCCATCAATATTCCCGCAAAGGCTATCCTTATTATTCAACGCCTGATGAACGGAGAAGCCGAATCCTCTCCCCGCATCGTCATCGACTTCACAGATGAAGAATGGGACATCATCTGTGAGGCCGCTAAAGCCCACAAAGAAACCTTCTTGGAATTCGTCAATACCGCCATTCAAAACGCCGCCAAAGAAAAAGAAGCCGCCCGTAAGAAATTTACCCCAGTAGAAACATTTACAGCCCCCTCCTTGAAAGCCCAAGGACAAATCATCGGCAACATTGCCGCCGGCAACCTGGCGGATGGAGACACCATCCCGCAGGACATCCGGCTATACCGTGAACTGGAAAAAGGGGAATACCTGCTGCGCGTGAACGGTCACTCTATGGAACCTTCCATTCCGGACGGCTCCGTAGTCATCATGAAAAAATACACCATCCCCCCCATCCCCAAACCCGGAACCATTGTTCAATACCATGATGAACGCGGGGTGACGCTCAAAAAACTGGTCCGCAGGAAAAACCCGGAAACCGGCAAAATGGAATACACCCTCCATCCCATCAACCCTGCCTTCGGAGACATCGAACCAATGGACGGCGGCAAAATCTCCGGCGTGTACGTGGAGACGCTGGAACGCTGGGAGAAAGTTTAAGTAGTTTCAAGAAGTTCACACAAGAGTTCTTCTTTGAAAATGGAGGTTGAGCGAAGGGAATTATTATGGGAGTGGAAAAAATAGATGTAGAAGTGTTTTCTTTTTTCTCGGGATTAGGTCTTTTAGATTTAGGATTTGAGAATGCAGGGTTCAATATCGTCTTCGTAAACGAATATAACAAACGGTTTCTACAGGCATATCAGTATGCACGGAAAAATAGTGGACATCTGCCTGTTTATGGATATAGTGATAGAGATATTAGGGAATACCTATCGGATGATGTGTGGCATCATTCATTCCCAACTTATGACGAACGAGAAAAAAAGCTAATCGGTTTCATTGGTGGACCACCATGTCCAGATTTTTCTGTAGCAGGAAAAAACATAGGAAAAGATGGTGCAAATGGTCAATTGACTTCAACATATACTAATTTAATCATTAAGAGAAATCCAGATTTTTTCGTCTTTGAAAATGTTAAAGGGCTTTATCAAACAAAAAAGCATAGAAAATTTTATAATGAAATTAAAACACAATTTCAAAAATCTGGTTATAAACTGTTCGACTCAATAGAAAATTCATTAGAATATGGTGTCCCTCAATATCGGAATCGTTTATTTTTAATTGGATTTTCTACTAAAACATTTGGAAGAAAAATGGCGTATATTACCAGTTCTCACAAAAAATATAACTTAGATAATATTTTATCATTGCCCTGGCCTATTACATCTCCATTTTCTATTGATAACAAATTAGATTGTCCCAAAGGGATTCCAGCTGATCTTACAGTTGAATTTTGGTTTAATAAAAATAAAGTTGAAACCCATCCAAATGGGAAAGATATATTTAGAGTAAAAGTATTTCATAAGTATGAAAATATTTATGAAGGGGCAACAATGGGCAAATCTTTTAAGCGACTTCACCGCTGGCGATATGCACCCACTTCTGCTTACGGAAATAATGAAGTACATCTTCATCCATACAAAATGCGTCGAATTAGCGTAGCAGAAGCCTTAGCATTACAATCAGCCCCTGCCGATTTCGTACTTCCTGCACATTTACCATTATCATCAAAATTTAAGATGATTGGAAATGGAGTACCGGTTTTATTATCGCAGGGAATAGCCATGAATATTATGGATACAATCCGACAACTTATAAAAGGAGAAACTTACAATGTCTGATTATTACGACCTACAAGATGAAGAAATATCTGTCATTTCGTATGATATTAGTGTTATTCCTAATGACTTTAATGTTATGACAATAAATAACCTTATCGAATCTGGTGTAATTTCAATGCCCACTTTTCAGCGTAACTATGTGTGGGATAGAAAACGTGCTTCCAGATTTATAGAGTCATTAATTCTAGGACTCCCCATACCTCAGATTTTTTTATATCAAAGAGAGAGGAATAAATATGACATTATTGATGGACAGCAACGCCTTTTAACAATTTATTTTTTTATAAAACAAAGATTCCCAAGAAGTGGCAAACGCACATTTCTCCGTAAAATTTTTGATGAGAATGGCCATATCCCTGATAGTATCTTATCGAACAACGAAAATTTTCAAGATTTTAAATTGCAATTTGCTAAACAAGAAAATGGTGAACCGCATCCGTTAAATAACAAAAAATACCAAACATTAGATATTGCACAGAAAAGCTCTTTTGACCTTATGCCAATCAGATGCATGTCCATAAGGCAAAACAAACCTGAAGATAATGGGTCAATATACGAGATTTTTAGTCGGCTAAACACAGGAGGTTTAAACCTTTCTCCGCAAGAAATTAGAGGTTGTTTATATCGTTCTGACTTCTATAAGCTGATTTACAATTTAAACTCAAAAGATGATTGGAGAAATTTGATTGGGAAAAAGGAAGAAGACGACAAATTCCGGGATATAGAAATTTTATTGCGCTCATATGCCTTGTTATATAATAAGGCATCTTATTCTGGTTCAATGATCCGTTTCCTAAATCGCTTTTCAAAGGAAGCCCAAACATTTGACACAAACAAAATTACACAATGCGAGGCTCTCTTTTTTGATTTTTTGAAAATATGCGCTTCTATTGATAAAAAAGATTTTCTAACGAAAACGAAAAGCTTTAATGTATCCCTTTTTGATGCCGTTTTTGTCACCGTGGCAGAAAGAATTTTAGCACAAGGAGTTGATAATGCAGCAATCAAACAAGAAAATTTTGATGCCTTAAAAGAGGATAACGATTTTAAGGAAGCCATTACTCATAGTACCTCTCATGTTGAGAGCGTAAAGACAAGATTACGTCTTGCTCGTAAATATCTGTATGAAATTGAATCAGTCAATAACGATGATTAAAAATGGAAAGCGAAAGGATAAAAAACCAATACGAAGATTCAAAAGATTTATATGAATATCTTTTAGAAAAAAAAGAAATTTCCTTTGCTTCATACATAGATGATGTTTATAAAAAAGTATTAGTTTTATCAGCAGCAAGCTATTTTGAAAGTAAGATTTCAGAGTTGATATCAGGATATGCAGAGAAAGCTTGTGGAACAGATAAAAGGATTGTACATCTTGTTAAATCAAAAGCTGTTGAACGACAATACCACACATTATTTGATTGGGATAGTGGCAATACAAATAAATTTTGGAAGTTTTTTGGAGAAGAAACAAAAAACGATGTTAGAATAAAAATAAAAAACGATGAACAACTACAAGAGGCAGAAAAAAGCTTCCTTGAGCTTGGACAACAAAGAAACTTATTAGTCCACAAAAATTTTGCAGAGACCGACGTAAATACTACCGTAGAGGAAATTTATAATAAATATTGTAAAGCTTGTATATTTATCTCATTAATAGAAACTGTTTTAGATCCAAATTATCTAAAAAAATAACATTTTATATACTAACATTCGTTATGAAAGCAATATCCGTGTGTAAAGCTAATACACTATATTTTGTAGGTGAAATTTTATGCTAAGTTGATATAACTATACTGTTTTCTTACTGACCAAAGGAATGCTTGGAACGATTTATTGTTGATAGTAAATGCCAAGTAGGAATCACGATCTTAGTTTTCCAAAGCAACCCAATTATTAAATAAGCTGATTCTTCCATTCGGACAGCGTCCATTGAAACTCTCCTCTCTCCTCGTATCTTCAACATCACTTATGCGAATACGAGATCTGATTAGACGCTTACGAAATGCCGGATTCATTCTGCAGCAAGGACAAGGACGGGGTTCCCATCGTGTATACGATCATCCTCATGGCCAGACGGTGACTATCCCGGGCCACGATAATGACAATGCCCCCCACTATCTTACAGCTCAGGTACGGGATGCTATTGAAGCTGCAGGTGGAACCTGGGAAGATTAACACCTCCCTTTACTATATTCAGGAGCTGCCTCTATCGGGGCAGCTCCTTTTTTTGTTGAATGCATCACCTCTTGTTTTCCCTTTTCCGGTATGATAATTCTGGGGAATGCACTCAAAAAGTGACATCAAGAAATGGCTCAAGGAAAATGGAAAAGACTGTGACTGGTTGGCCGAACAATGCGGAGTCAGCATTCACACGGTCTATGGCTGGATGTCGTCACGTCGTTCTATCCCTGCCAAATCACGAGTACGTATTGGAGAACTGATGGGGGAGGTGAAACAACCCCTGGGAGTAATTCGAGGAGTGCAGGCGGGAAGTTTTGAAGCCCTGCAACTGGAAAACACCATCCTCCGGGCGTGGATTGCGTTGCACCTGAAACCTGGTGAAGTGGTAGATATTGATAAATGGGTAAGAAAGAAGATGGAAGAATCGTAGAACACTTCGCCCCTTGGCCTCCGGGCCAGGGGCTTTTTTGTTACTGCTACCTAGAGTCGAGAAGGAAATATCTCCTAAAATGTTGGAAATAATCATTTCATAATGCCGTTGAAAGAGTTAAGCAAATTATTTACAACTCTCTTTATTTCATGGTATTATGAATTTGTATGAAACTATTCTCTCTCATTTTAGCTGTTATTTCCCTCACTTCATTCTCGGAAGCGCACCCTGGCGGTTTGGACGCCAACGGCGGTCACTACAACCGCAAAACAGGGGAATATCACTACCACCGGAAACCGGCAGCCAAACCGGCAGCGAAAGAAAAAGCGTACTGGATCAGCTCAACGGGCAAGACCCATAACAAAAACTGCCGGTACTACCGGGCTTGCAAAGGACGAGCCAGCGATACACCCAGCAGTGTGAACTGCAAGATTTGTGGTGGGTCATCTCAAAAATAAATATGCCTGCTTAAAACAAAAAACATATAATTAAACCATAAAATAATAATAATATTCTACAAACATAATGAAAAACCAAGTATTTGAAATGAGTAATTCTACAAAGATAGTAATTTTTGCATTACTATGGGGATTCGGACTATGGCTTACCTTTTTCTCTGAATCACATAAAGATATTGTTGTTAAATTAGCATCTATATCCACTTTTATAGCTCCTTTTATCACATTACTATTTCCCAATCCTACCGGAACAAATAAAGCTAATCAAACAATTGGATCTATACAAAACTCTACAGCAACTTCTGTTTTAGCAAATGAAGGTTCTACGGTTACCATTGAGCAAAATGCATCATCACAAATAAAAGGTAATATTTTAATACAAAAATCAACAGTATATTCACCTCAGTCATTACTTAGAAACCCTGTTCGCTCCCAGTTAATTGAAGTATCATTCGAAAATCATTTTAAACATAATCCGGATATAATACTTACTTTAGAGAGTTTAGATGAAGGTCAATTTATAGAGAATTCTTATTTTTCAAATGAAAACAATGAAAAAATTTTACATACTGTCAATAGATATGATGTAGCAGCACAACATATCTCTACTAGTGGATTCGTCATCAACCTTAGAACATGGAGCCAAAATTTGATTTATGGCTATCGAGTTAGTTGGTTAGCAATCGGGGAACCTACTGAAAAAGAAAAATAAATTTCCGAAAAATAAGATATATGATTCACCTTAATTAAACTTACCTAATTCTGGTATTACCAACCAAAATTGTTTCGCCATATCTCCGGTAAGTCCAACCATATTGGTGTATCTATTCCGTAGCAATTCGGCGGAACGGTGTCCCATTTCCATTTGGAGTTTTCCAAAATCCGCATAGGTTTTCGCGTGGTAACTGGCAAAGGTGTGACGCAGCACATCTTTAGGCCAAGGCTTTTTCTTTCCCCATCCTGCCCGCTTTCTGACTGCTTCCCACCGGGAGCGCCAATATTCCGGAATAATAGCCCCCTTGCGTTCCTTCCCCGGAACCAGGGACAACCATGCCCGCAAAGCCTCGCAGATCGTCACATGCCTTGCTCCCCCTGTTTTGGAAGCTGCAGCCCTGACAGTAATAACGCCATCCTCGAAAGATACGTCTTCCCACGTTAACCGCATCAATTCTTCTGGGCGAATGCCGGCAAAAACGAGTATCGCCACGGCAGGTTGAACGGATGTCAAATCCAACTGGGAAGAATCATCCGGCAAAGGCGGTCGGCAAGCGAGCAGCAATCGTTCTACTTCTTCAGGCGTCAATGCCCTGATTTCCCGCTCCTGCGTCTTTAACGCATCAAGCATGCGGGTCGGATTGGAAAGAGCCCATCCACGCTTCATAGCGAGCGTCCAGACGCCGGAAAAGACTACTCTCGCTTTATCCTGCTGAATCGGTGAATCAAAAGCCCTGCCAAACGCCGCACGACATTCCTCTCCTGTGATGCCTCCAATGGGGCGCACACAAAAATCGGGACATCGTTTCTCCATGCGACGAATCATATACCGAATTTGTTGCAAGGTACGCTCACGCCGCCTTGTGATTTTTTCCTTCACACGAACCATTTCCCAAGCGGCTTCACTCCAGGAAGGAGACTTCTTTTCATGCCGTATCTGTGCGGCTCCCAATTTGAAAGCATGTTCTATTTCGGCTATATCTCCTATCCCGGCTTCCTGCATTCTTTTCACGAGTCGGCAAGCATCCACCAACCCTATTCCAGAGCCCTCCAAAATATCCAGCGCAGATAAAGCTTCTACCGCCTGAGCTTGGGTTAATTCAACAATCCCGGCATCCACAGCCACTTTTCCAAGCTTGATTTCCCCGGCCGCCGCCAATGCTTTTTTATAGGAGGGATAAAACCGCTGTTCCCTCTTTCCGGATTCCGAAAAGGAGGCGGGAATTGAGAGGCGCCAGCAGGCTTTCCCCATCTTTTCACGGGAAACATCTTTTACAGGCGTCAAAGGAGCCGCTTTCTTTTTCCGTTTCTCTTCCAT